TTTTGTGGCAATCCTTGAAAAAAGCGTACATTATCACCGTCTGTCCACTTGCCTTCGCCTGTGTAGTCGGTTACTTCTTTGTTGATGCCTGGTGCTGGTCTAAAATTAACTAATGGCATTCAAGTAATATACTAGAAAATAAACAAAATAAAAGACTCTAGTCTAAACCTGTGTTCTGAATTAAAACATTGAAAGCCATTGAGTATCTTTTCTCCTTACCTATATGTTTTTCAACACGGTGTTTTGTACCCCCTTGAAAAAACACTAAAGTATTAGTTAATATTTTTGCGTAATCTTGAAAGTCCTCAAACCACATTTTTGTTTCGTAAGGAACATCTATATAAAAGGCTCCAGACCAGACTCTAAAATCATGAATATGATCTAAAGTTTCATCACCCTCTTCATGACACATACCCCATGAATTAGTATATTGGAAATTAAATCTTTCGTTAGTGCAAGGGTTTCTTAAAGAGAGTGTATTATAAATCGTATTAATTATTTGAGTATGTAAAAATTCAAAATCTGGATCTTCCAATAATTTTTCCCACTTAGTCATTTTTGCCTTTACATTGGTTTGATGACTGAGTTCAGCAACCTCAATGTGTTGTTGAAGTTTATTTTTTAATAAGTCTAAATAAGATTTGTCATGTAGAAAATCATGATAGATGTAAACACTGTTTATGGCAGAACAATTACTTTGAATTAAACTTAATATCATTGTTTATTAGCAACTAAGGCTCCTACGTGTCCTTTATAAAGCCTGTTTCCAAAATGTGATAATGGCATTGATAGATCAGCCCATATTTCTCCACCGCATTCTTGCCATAATCTAGAAAAGTAATAATCCTCAGATAAATATCTTTTCTGTGGTTTACCTTCTTTAGTTTTTGTTTCATAAGGACCTACTGCAAATAAATCATAACAGTTATCTGATTTGTACGCCCCACCATTTACTATTTGATCCGACTCATATTTTCTTTCTGGAAATTTTTTAAACATGGTTCTAAAAACTTCTCTTTTAACAAGCATCATACCTGTTGCAGCTTCACTAACTTTAAAAAAACCATTTTCACCTTTAAGGTTTAATGGATCATCAAAATTAACATTGTATCCCAAAATCTTTGCTTCAAGCTCATCAGGTGAAATATCAGGTTTTTCTTTAACCCACCTTGATACTTTTTCAAAATGTAAATGCTTTCTAGGATAAATACCACAAGCAATATCTTTATCAGCGCAAAGTAATCGTTCTACGTTTTTCCAAGTAAAGCCTATGTCAGCATCAATAAATAAAAGGTGTGTAGCAACAAAATCTGTTTGATCCATCATCATTGATACAATCGTGTTGCGAGCACGAGTAATTAAACTTTCATTACCCATGGTCTGTATTCTCATACCGACGTTTTTTGCTTGTGTCCAAGCCTGTAATTCTAATAAACCATGTAAAGTTGGCTCAGTAAGTAACCCACCATACATTGGCATTCCTAGGAATATTTTAAATTTCTTGTCTTTAATTTCTTCTGGTTTTATCATCAGATACCTCTCTAAACATAATTAAAATTAATAATTATCCTTCTTTTTTCATCCGTAGTATATTTGTTGCGGTGTAAAATACTACCATCAAACACAAGTAATCTATTAGCTATAGCTTTTACTTCTGTTGTGTTTTCTTTATTTAAAAAAGTTGACCCATTGTTTGTATTCAAATAAAAAATTGCAGTTTTAAAATCTACTTCTTCTCCATTTAATAAGTTGTAAGGTTCTGTGTCAGTGTGCCAACCAGTATATAATTCAATATTAGGGTTCAGTGTAAGATTAGCTCTTATTTGTATTATTGATCTAATGTCTAAAATTTTTTTAAAAAAGTTAAAAACCGTATTAAAAGATCCTGAGGTCGGTTCATTATTATAAAAAAGAGCGTGAGAAAAATAGTAAGTATCATCATCATTAGAGTAATGAACTGTTGAGTCACGATAAAACCAAGTCATTCCTTCATTAAAAAAAATATCTTGCAAATGTTTTAAATTTTCTTTTGACAATACATTATCAAAAACTTTATATATTTTCTCTTTCATTACTTAAATTTAAAAGCAACAGTGAACCTATGTTTAGTTCGATAAGGTGATGCTGTGTGTTTGTAGTTTGCTGGAAAAACAACTATTCGTCCTGGTATAGGTAAAACAGAAGTTAGTGTATTGTTTTCAGACAAAAATTTAGTTTCTCCGTCTTCATTTAAATCAAAGTTTAAATTAGCATAATAAAGTAACGTGTACTCATTATCTCCTCCGTCAGTATGATAATTTGCAAATTCTTTAGGTATAAACAAATTTACAAAAGATCGATGTATAGTTTTATTTTTTAAAACTTGATTTGTGGATATGAAATTTATTATCGAAGAATAAGTAATAGTTTTTTCATTTATTTCAGTAGTCAATCCTGTGGGTTCGGAATTAGGGTTGTCAGACTCCCCAAATTTGTAGGGCAGTGAACAAAGTTCTTGAAAAATTTCTTCTTTATTATGTATCTTATTATCAAATATTTGAATCAAAATATATTACCATACAGTTTTATAAGATTTAAGAACAGGTCTATCAATAGTCATAAGTTTGAGATTTACAAGTTTTTGTTCAAAATCAATATCTGAAGATAGTCTGTAGGTCATCCAGTAAGGAATGCAATAAAAACAGTTTTCTTTTAATTTAACTGCTATGGACTCATTTTTATAGATAACAATAAGATACAGTTCTTTTATAGATTCAGTGTAGAAAACATTAAAAGTTCTATCTTGAGAATGTGTTATCCAATTTGTTGATCCTTTTGAAAAACCAATAAAAGACATATTTTCATCATAATGATGAATACCATCTATATTAAATTTAAAAGTACCTTTTAAATACACTAACATTTTTTTAAATAATTCCATGTGTCCCGCTACGTTTTCAGTTTGCATTTTTCCTGATTTCCATTCGATAATATAATGACTAATCATAAGTTTTCCTTTCCCATACTTTTTGTTTATAGTTATCAATAATATTATTAAAAAGAGTAAAGTGTTCTTTATCTTTTTTGACAAAATCTATATCTTTTATATCCATTTGCCAACTGTCTCTAAGAAAAGGAAAAACTAAAGCTAAAGGTTCTCCTTTTTTTAAAACAAAAGATTTATTGTCCTCAAATTTTTTTAAAAAAAACGGAAAGTTAACTTGATTGTAATATGAATCTGTATCTACAACAGCATCTAAAATTCTAATGCCTCTCTCTTTTGCAGAATTTAAAGGGTTCATAAACAAACAACTGTAGTTTTTTGGTGTTTCAATTATCCATGGATTAAGAATTTTAAAAGGAACATTGTATTCATCCTCTCTAACAAAACCCTCATTTATTTGATTGGCGTTATGAGTTTCTATTCCTATATTTATATCTGGATACTTATCTAAGTACAAACTGTCAGGAAGTTTAAAACCGAGACCTTTTTCTCCATCTTTTTCATCATGCCAAAAAACAACATCTACAGGGTTTAATATTACATAACCTAAAGTAAATGCATCTAAAAGAGGCACACATTTTTTAGCGGTAGGGTTTTGAAAACTTGAAGCTTTGTCACCATGAAAATTTTTTAACTTTTTATACCAATCAGGTATATATTTTTTCATAGGAATAGGATGAATAAGTTGACTACTATATTTTGATTTAAAACTTATTCTTTTCTTAAACATGAAGGTAAGCCTAAAAAAGGTCTTTTATCGTATTTATTTTTTTCTGCTCCTGGAGTATTAACATCATTATAGTGAAGAAAAACTTGTACACAGTCGGTTCCAGTGAAAGCGTATCTCCAATGCTCACATATTGATCCTTTGTAAATTAACATATCTCCTGGTCTAAGATTTACTTCTACTCCTTCATTTCCTTCTCCACCTGTGGGATCTAAATAAATTGGCCAAGGATCTCCTCCCAGATTTAATGTTGTTGAGATCTCACAAGAAAATCTATCTTTGTGTCTGTAAAGAGTATCTCCATATTTATATATTCTAGCATATGAATAATTTTCATATAAATTTTTTCCAGTCGCTTGTTCCATCATTGGTTTAAGTTTTTTTAATAAAGTCTCCATTGCAAAATCAGCGTAATGACTATATGTGCCAGGCATTTGTTCATCATGCCATACACCAAAATATTCAACGTAAGGAGATATTACTTTTGTATATTTTAATTGTTCAATTACTTTTCTTTTCATTAAAAAATAATTACAAACAAAAGCTGCTAATTCTCGTGAAATAGCATCTTTCACAACAAGATAATTATGTTTATCAAATAAATTTTCTTTTACTTCCATTTTTCTCCACAAAACCATATCACAATAGACAGGCGCTCTCCTTTCAACACAGGGGTTACTTGATGATATATATAACTAGGAAAAACTATTATACTTCCTTTTTGTCTAAGTTTTTTATTTCTAATAATTTTGTCTTCTTGTTTTTTATTTGGATTAGTCATCGGATCATAAAACTCCAAATCTCCTCCTTCATATGTGTTAGACTCTACTAAAGGTATAACAGCAGATATTTTTCTTTGAAAACCATCAGCGGGAATATTTTCATAAATATCTTGATGCCATCCATAAAACTGTCCTTCATTATATTTTGTAAATTGAATTTGTTCTGGATGACTTATGGTAAAGTTCCATTTGTGTTCTATATTAATTTCGTTAATAACTCCATTAATCCAATCATAAATCCATTGTTCATTTAACCAAACAACTCTTGAATTTCTAATTTTTTTATCAGTGCCACCTTGAATAACTCCTTCTATTTCTTTTTGAGCTTGCGCTGCATTTATAATGTCATCACAAATATTGGAAGGTAAATAATTTTCGTTGATAATAAAATTCTGACTAACAATCATTTCTAAGTAATTAAAAGATTACTCTATTTTAAGATAGTGTCAAGGTTGGCCAGTTGATGTTGTTTTCATTATAGGTTGCAGACTCGTCTGGAAAATCTCTTAACTGCTGCCTATATGTTTTTATGGTTGCAAGATTTGATGATTGATCTGAAGCTTGATAAGGACTGTCCTCTAAAACCATCCAGTCACAAGCAGTTAATTTTTCGTCTCTCATTTTTCTT